GAATATCTAGATTAAGATATTGATTTCACATTTGAAGATTTTGAAATTCCAGAAAAATTTAGAATGCTTGCTGGTATGCAATAAAATAAAAATAAGAAAGGTATAAGGTGATATTAATGAGTTTTAAAGAGTTTATGATTGAGGAAGCAGAGCAAGAGTTAGTAGAATATGTTGCTTCAAAAAGGTTTAAGGATGCAGAAGGAAATCCAATAAAATGGAAGATAAGACCATTAACAACAAAGGAAAATGATGCAATTAGAAAACAATGTTATATAAAAACACAAGTTCCAGGTAAAAGAGGACAATATACAAAGGATTTTGATAGTGCTAAATATTTGTTGATGGTTGCAGAAAAATGTGTAGTATATCCAAATCTACATGATAAAGATTTACAAGACTTCTATCATGTAATGGGAATAGAGGACCTATTAAAGGAACATCTATTAAAAGTTCCTGGAGAATATGACGACTTTACTGCAAAATTACAAGAAATTAATGGTTATGATATAGAAGAGGCTGTAGAAGAAGCAAAAAACTAATTGAAGAAGGCGATCCGGATGCATCTTATGCATACTATTGCCTTCATAAATTTAAAATGCTTCCAAGTACATTTGCAAATTTAGAATTCAAAGATAAAGCCTTTATTATAGCTTCTATTCAAATAAGAACAGAAAATGAAAAGAAGCAAGAACAAAAAATGAAAAGAACGGGTAGAAAACGCAAATAGTATTCTACCCGTTTAGTAAAGAGGTGAGTATATGGCCACAATAAGAACAGCTATACAAGTTCAAGATGCTGCCACAGCTACCTTAAATAAAATTGATTCAGGATTAAATAAAGTAAATAGAGGATTTGAAAATGTAAATACTCAAATGAACGAAGTACCTACCAAAGGATTACAAGCAACGCAAAAAATGACACAAAGTGCATTACAAGCAGAAATGGCCTATAAAGCGGAAGCACAACAACTTTCAATAATTGAAAAAGAAGCCAAAAATATATTAGCCACAAAGGGAACAGAAAGTCTTGAGAGTAAAGAAATACTAGCCAGTCTATATGAACAAAGGGTTTTAGTTTCATCGTTAAAGGCTGATTATGAAAGAATTACGCAATCAGCAAAAGGAACTAGCGAGTCTATTAGAGAAAATGAAGAAAATCAAAGAAAATTCAAAAATGAAATTAATAGTACAACAACAAGTGCAAATAACCTATGGGATAAAATAAAGGGGATAGCACTAACTATTGGTGGATTAGCAGGAGTTAAAAAAATATTAAATTTATCTGATGAGATGGCAACTACATCTGCTAGATTAAGTTTAATTGTTGATGACAAAGGTAGTGTGGAGCAACTAGAAAATAAGATATTTGCTAGTGCTATACGCTCTAGGGCAGAATACCAAGATACTGCTGATATGATCGGAAAGCTAGGAAGCCAAGCAAAGGGTGCCTTCAAAAATAATGATGAGTTAATTGCATTTGCAGAGCAATTGAATAAAAACTTTGTACTTGCAGGAACAAATCAACAAGGAATTGCATCAGCACAATTACAAATAACGCAGGCGTTAGCCTCTGGAGTTCTTCGTGGAGAAGAATTAAATGCAGTATTTGAAAATGCTACACCAGTTATTCAAAAAATTGCTGATTATTTGGATGTACCAATTGGAAAGATTCGTGATTTAGCAAAAGAAGGTAAGTTATCAGCTCAGGTTGTTAAAAATGCGTTATTGGCTAGTGCCGATGAAACAAATGCAGCATTTGAAAAAATGCCTATGACATGGAGCCAAATTTGGACCAAAATGAAAAATATAGCATTAAAGGCATTCCAACCTGTATTAAAGAAAATAAATGAATTTGCTAATAATCAAAAAGTACAAGCTGCTTTTGAAAGTTTTATAAATGTTATAAGTGTAGCCTCACAGGCTGTTTTAGGATTAATAGAAGGTATGGTTTGGTTATATGGAATATTAGAGCCATTTGCACCAATAATACTTGGAATTGTAGCAGCTTATGTAGCATTTAACTTGATCAGTGGATTAGTAAGTATTGCGTTAGGTATAATGTCGGCAATGGAAACTGCTCATGCAGCAGCGGCTATGCTGGCATCAGGAGCAACTTTGGCAGAAACAGCAGCACAATGGGGATTAAATAGTGCATTATATGCTTGCCCTATTGTTTGGATTATTGCTATTATTATAGCTTTAATTGCAGTCTTAACATATTTATGGTTTACAAATGATGATGTAGCTTATGGAATACTTTATGCATGGGATGCTCTTCGATTAGGTGCTATGACCTTATGGTTGGGTTGTAAGACAGTTTTTTATGGAATACTACTTGCAGCACAATTTATGTGGTTAGGAATGCTAGGCGTATGTTATGGACTTTTAACAGCCTGGTATGGATTCCAAACTGGGCTTGAAGCAGTAGGAGTAGGAATTTTATACATATTCCAATGGTTATATAATGGTGTTGTTGGAATTGTAAACCGGAATTATAGGAGTCTTAAACAAAATACCTGGAGTTTCGATAAACACAGTTGAATATGCGAATTTTGCAGATAATGCACTAGAGGGAATGATGGACAATGTTGCAAGAAGAAATGAAGATTTGCAAAGTATGGTTGATGATATGTCCGAAGTAAGTGCTAGTATAGAAAAAAATAAAGCAGAATATATGGCAGATTTAACAGCTGGAGCAAACGATATTCAAAGTACAGCAATAGAATTTAACGCAACAAGAGAGGATAGAGTGGCACACAGAAACGACTGGGTAAAAGGTGCAACAAGTGCTGTCAAAGATGCTATGAATATGGATCAATTTAGTAATATGGGTGGAGATGTAGGAAAAATAGCAGGAGATACAGGAAGTATAAAAGAATCACTTGATGTTGCTGAAGAAGATCTAAAGTATTTGAGAGATATAGCAGAAAGAGAAACAATAAATAGATTTACAACTGCTGAAATAAAAGTAGATATGACTAATAATAACAATATAAATAGTGAATTAGACATAGATGGTATTGTAGAACAACTTGGAGACAAATTAGAAGAAAAAATGGAAGTAGTAGCAGAGGGGGTGCATAACTGATGTATGATTTTTATTTAGATAAAATATTATTACCAGTAGCACCATCAAAGCTACAAGTAAAAATAAAAAATGCAAATAAAACAATAAATTTAATAAATGATGGAGAAATAAATATTATAAAAAAAGCAGGATTATCAGAAGTATCTTTTGATATTTTAATTCCACATGTTAAGTATCCTTTTGCAGTATATAAAAATGGGTATAGAGATGCTAAGTATTTTTTAGGAGAAATTGAGAAATTAAAGGTTAATATGCAACCATTTCAATTTATCGTTTCAAGAAGAAAACCAAATGGAACAGTTTTATTCGATACAAATATGAAAGTAACATTAGAAGAATATACAATAAAAGAAGATGCAGGAGAAGGTTTTGATGTTATAGTTACTATAAAATTAAAGCAATATAGGGAATATTCTACAAAGACAATGAAAATAACGATAAAACAATATAAACCAATAGCCGTAGAAGTTCCAGCAAGACCTGCAACAACAGCACCTAAACCAGCAACAACAAGCAGAACTTATACTGTAAAAAGAGGAGACTGTTTGTGGAATATAGCCAAAAAATACTATGGAAAAGGAAATCAATATACTAAAATATACAATGCTAATAGAGATAAAATAAAGAATCCTAATTTAATTTATCCTGGGCAGGTATTAACAATTCCATAATAGGAGGTAAAAAATGATAAGTAGTGAGATATTAATACAAAACGGATCCGCTGTATTTGCTCCTGTTATAGAAGAAGATATCCAATGGGAAACAGAAAGAAAGAATGCACCAGGTAAATTAACTTTTAAAGTAGTAAAAGATAATATAATCAATTTTACAGAGGGAAATGCAGTAAGATTTGCTGTAAATAATACAAATATATTTTACCGGTTTTGTTTTTAGCAAAAAGAGAGATAAAAGCGGAATAATAACTGTAACAGCATATGATCAACTGAGATATTTCAAAAATAAAGATACATATGTTTATACAAATAAAACTGCCGATCAATTAGTAAGAATGTTGGCCAATGATTTTTTATTAAACATTGGTATGCTAGAAACAACTGGATATTTAATTGCTTCTCGTGTAGAAAGCAATAAAACACTATTTGATATAGTTCAAAATGCTTTAGATTTAACAACACAAAATCGTGGAGAAATCTATGTTTTATATGATGACTTTGGAAAACTATGCTTAAAAAGTTTGGAAAGAATGAAATTAGGGCTAGTAATAGATGAAGAAACTGGAGAGAACTTTGACTATACATCTTCTATTGATTCAGATACTTACAATAAAATTAAACTTACATATGATAATGAGAAAACTGGAAAAAGAGAAGTATATATAGCAAAAGACACCTCGCATATAAATGAATGGGGAGTACTTCAATATTATGATACCATTGATGAAAATACTAATGGGCAAGCTAAAGTAGATGCACTACTAAAATTATATAACCAAAAAACAAGAAAATTGCAAATAAAAAATGCAATAGGAGATATAAGAGTGCGAGGAGGCTCATTAGTAATTGTTCAAATGGATCTAGGAGATATAAAAATTCAAAATTTTATGCTAGTAGAAAAAGTGAAACATGTATTTAAGAATAATGAGCATTTTATGGATTTAACATTGAGAGGAGGAGAGTTTATTTCATAATGGCAGACTTGATAGAAACTGTTAAAAAAATTGTGCAAGGAGTGCTAAATGAAAGCTCTCCTTGTAATGTTTTATTTGGAACTGTAACGAGTGCTAATCCACTCGAAATAACAGTAGAGCAAAAATTAAAATTAACAAAAGAATTTCTAATACTAACAAAAAATGTTGTTAATTATACAACAACAGCAACAATAGAATGGAATACAAACAAAGTAAATCAAAATGTAAACCATAATCATAGTATTAGTGGAAATATAAATGTAGACTCTAGTATTAGCCCAAATGATAATAATGCTAAAATTACTAATAAAGTTACTTCAGCATTAGAAACAGAACAATACACAAAGGACTTAGGTCATATGCATAGTATTGTTGGAACAAAGAGTATTACTATAAATAATGCTCTAAAGCAAAATGATAAAGTAATTTTATTGCAGCAAGCAGGAGGGCAAAAATATATAGTATTAGATAAAGTCTACAATAGTTAGGTGGTGAAGTTATTGATACCAAACAATAATGATAACTTAAAAGAAGATTTTGAAAAAGAGACACAGCCAACAAAGACATACTTTCTAAACACTGATAATAACACAATTACAGGATACTGTGATGGAAAAGATGCAATGAAACAAGCAATTTATAAAATATTAAATACAGAAAGATATGACTACTTAATATATTCGTGGAATTATCGGAATAGAAATTAAAAATCTAATAGGAGAGCCATCTACATATGTGATACCAGAGCTCGAAAGAGTTATAAAAGAAGCTCTAATGCAAGATGATCGAATTACAGATGTAAAAGACTTTACATTTAATAAAAATGGAAAAGATATTATAACTACATTTGTAGTTGACACAATAGAAGGAGAAGTATCAATAGAAAAGGTGGTGAGTGTATCAAGTGAGTACTAATACAGAAAATTTAGATGAATATTATGATTTTGATAATATTATGGATAGAATGCTAACAAGGGTTGATGACACATTAGATAAAAGAGAAGGAAGTATGATTTATGATGCTTTATCTCCAGCTGCAGCAGAATTGGCCCAAATGTATATTGTTCTAAAAAATAATATAGATCTAGTTTTTGCAGATACTGCGGTAGGAGAATATTTAGATAAATTAGTAGAACAATTAGGTGTATCAAGAAAGCAAGCGGCAAAGGCAATAAGAAAAGGGTTATTTTATAATGAAAATGAAGAACTTATGGACATTGAATTAAGCCAAAGATTTACAATTGGAACTTTAACCTATATCGTAACAGAAAAAATAGAAAAAGGAACATATAAACTTGAATGTGAAACAGCAGGAATTGTAGGAAATAATTTATCTGGAACTTTAGTGCCAATAGACTATATACAAGGACTAGGAAAGGCTATTCTAACTGACATATTAATTCCAGGGGAAGATGAAGAAACTGATGAGAGTTTAAGACAGAGGTTTTATGAAACAACTAATGAAAAAGCCTTCGGTGGAAATATAGTAGATTATCAAAATAAAACAAAAGAAATTGCGGGTGTTGGAGCAGTTAAAGTAACACCATGTTGGAATGGTGGTGGTACAGTAAAACTAACAATATTAGACAGTAGCTTTAATAAAGCAACTGATATTCTAATAGATAAGGTACAAGATACAATATGCCCAGGGTTATCTTCTGATGGATTAGGAGTTGCACCTATTCGGACATATTGTAACAGTAGATACAGTTAATGAGTTAAAGATAACTGTACAAACAAAACTAACACTAACTGGAGAAGCAACAAAAGATGATATAAAAAAGGAAATAGAAATTTTAATAAATAATTATTTCCTTGAATTAAAAAAAGAATGGGAAGTAAATGATAGTGTAATCGTAAGACTTTCAAGAATCGATACTATTCTTTTAAATGCTGCAGGTGTAATTGATGTTTCTAATACAGTATTAAATGGACAAGCAATGAATATTGCTTTAGATAAATTCCAAATTCCTATATTAGAAGGGGTGGTATTATTATGAAATTAAACGATTATATGCCACCATATTTAAGTAACATTAGGGAGTTTAAGCAAATATTTAGTACTGAAGATATAGAACTGGAAAATTTATTGTTAGAAGTAAATAAAATTCCAAATGAAATAATAGTAAAAACAGCAGAAAGTTATGGACTAGAAAGATATGAAAAAATTTATGGAATAAAAAATATAGCAGAAACATTAGAAGCAAGAAGAGTGGCCATACTATTGAAAATCAATAGCAATGTACCATATACATATAATTGGCTAATAAAAACATTAAATGAAGCTATTGGAAAAGAAAACTATAAAATAGAAACAGATTTTAAGAATTATAAAATGTTGATTCATTTTAGACTAGAATATACAGAAGCAGCAGAAATGTTAAATCAAAATTTAATAAAACAAATACCTGCTAATATTAAAATGGACATAGATCTATTTGCACAAACAACTTGTTATATAGGTGCAAATATTAGACAGGTAAGTTATGAAAAAATAGATACTTGTATAGAAACTATTAGTGAAAGAGAAGCAGTAAATGGAAATAAAGTAATAGGTATAAATTTAAGAGAACAAACTTATATGAACATAAAAGTAAATAATGAAATTCATAATGAGGAACAAATAATAGATACAAAGGCAAGTATTGGAGCAATTATGAGTAGGCAAGATTATATAAACATAGAGGAGGTAGAAAAATAATGGGATTTGAAAAAATCTATATTACAAAAAAAGGTGCATTATTAGCAGCTAAGACTCTTCAAGCGAAAAAACTAGAATTTGATCATATAGAAATAGGAAGCGGAACATTAACAGGAGATGCAAAAGATAAAACTGCTTTGACAACGAAAGTGCTAGAGTGTGGAATTGATAATGTAAGTATAACAGGAGAAACACAAGCACAAATTACTTTCAATTTCAAGAATACTGATGCTAGTAATTCTTTTTATTTTAGAGAAATTGGTATTGTTGCAATAGATCCAGATACAAAAGAAAAGGTATTATTTGCATATGCTAATGCTGGTGATAGAGCAGAATATATTAATAATTCAATAACAATTCCGATTCATAAGGTTATAGAGATAACTGTTGTTGTTGATAATGCTTCAAATGTTACTATAACTTTAGATCCTGAGGCAGCATATCCAACAAAAGTGGAAATGAAAGAAGCGATTGCAAAAGCATTATCAGTAACTGGAAAAAATTATGGTATAAAAAGATTAATTACTGATAATACATTGGCTAACTGGACAAGAATAGAAGATTCTGTTGGCTTAAATGCAAATGCAACAAAAGATGGTACTGAAGTATCTAATGATTTTGATAATTGCTATCCATGGTCAGACATTAAAAGATGTAATGTTAATCCTACAACCGGAAAAATTGTTGCATATTATGGAGAAACTGGTTATAAAGCAGATGGAACTAATGGAGAAGTAATGGTAAAAATACCAGAGTTTTGGTGGAAAAGAGAGCGAAAAGCAGATGAAGAAGGCAATATGTATGAATACATTTACATCGCAGATTATGCAAGAGCAGGATATAAAAAATCAGAAGAATTTTTAGTGGGTGCTTATTTATTAAGTACAACAGGAAGTGGAAATACAGAAAAGGCACATTCAGTTAGTGGTGCTATACCAAAATATAATACAGCAAGAGCGACTTATAGAACATTAGCAAAAGCAGTTGGTGCCGGATTTGGTTTACTAGATTATAGATATTTCTTATTACAAATGCTTTATTTGGTAGAATATGCACATTACAATTCTCAAAGTATGCTAGGAAATGGATTAGTAGCAATGAGTACAGGTAAAGCACTACTTGCAGAAAATAACACAAATAGAATAATTATTAGTTCTGCAGGTACGGGATTTTGGGTTGGAAAAACAATATGTATAGGAACAAACGATGCTTGGAATGCAAGTGTTGCAGCAGACAGAGAAATAACGGAAATCATAGACTATAATGATGGAAGTATTACAGGAAAACAAATTAAATTTAATGGTGCAGCAGTAAATATTGCAGTTAATAATACTATATGGGGAAGTGCACAAAAAACAGGTGGAAATGATATTTTAGGTAATGCATCAGGTTGCTTAAATAATAACAGCTATCATCCAGTAAATTATAGGGGAATAGAAGATATATTTGGGCATATGTGGCAACATATAGATGGCCTAAATATAAAAGATTATGAAGGATACATATGTAAGGATCCAAATAATTATACTGATGATAAATTTGTAGCACCATATGAAAAATTAGGCTATATAAATGCAAATACAACAGATAGTTACATTAAAAAATTAGGATATGACGTTGATAAAAAGAAGATTACATGCAATCATACGATAGATAGTTTAGGGGTTCATGTTGTAGATATTAATCTACATAAAAGAGTTATTGCAAATATAAATGTACATGTTGAATAGAGGAAGTGAAGGGCATGCCAGAGATTAAAAGAGATGAACCTAAAAATTTAGAAGCAGAAATGAATGTTTTAGGCTGCGCTTTTTTATCTAGCTATGCATTAGAAAAAGTTTGTGAAGAATTATCAAGCGAGATGTTTTTTGATAAAAAGAATGCGACTATTTTTGATGCTATGAAAGAAATTCATACTAGAAAAGAACCAATGGATGCAATTATCTTAAAAAATGAGATAGAAAAAGTTACACCAATAAATTCTATTGGTGGTGTAGAATTTCTAAGTGAGGTAATAGATTCAGTTGTCTCTGCTTCTAATGTTGATACATATATTAATATTATAAGAGAAAAGAAATTAAGAAGAAGTTTAATAGATGTATGTGAAAAAATAGAAGTTACTGCAAGAGATGAAGCAAATGATACAAATGCAATAATTGAAACAGCTGAAAAACAAATATTTACTGTTACTAAAGCTAGAAGGTCTGGCGAATTTAAAACTAGTGCCCAAGTTGTTAAGAGTACTAAAGAACAACTAGAAGCATTAGCTAAGAATAATCAGGATGTAACAGGAATTGCGACTGGTTTTTATGATTTTGATAAATTAACTAGTGGACTTCATCCGCATGAACTAATAATTATTGCAGCGCGTCCTGCAATGGGTAAAACAGCATTTGCTTTAAATATTGCAACTAATGCTGCTGTAACTAGTGGTAAAAATGTTGCTGTTTTCAACCTTGAAATGGGTGCTGAACAATTAATGATGAGAATGATTAGTGCCGTTGGTGCTGTAGAAGGTAATAAACTTCGTACAGGAAAACTTAATCATGATGATTGGAAGAAAGTTAATGAGGC